CTTTGCTGAAAATCTTTAGTTGTTTGGTCTGGTATTATTATCATCGATGTTTGTTATAATTTCCTGATATTCTTGTAATCTTTTTTGTCTTTCTTCTATTTCTGACTCTAATATTTGTATTTCACGCATTACATTCTCAAGATTATAAGTATTCGTATTCTCTACAACAGTCTTGGTTGTAACTAGTATCGTTCCATCGTTCTTCTTTTCGTATGTTGTTTGTAGTGTATCCATATTATTTTTTTAATAAATCTATTACTGCGCCGTCGATAATAACCTTTATAGTCCCTGAAGGTTGCGCGGGTACAGTAATAGTTTGAGGTAATCCTGTTAATGATATATCTTGAGTTCCAGCGCTTCCACTTCCGCTTGATGTTAATGTTGTAGTTGCTATTTTAGACTGGACCAATACAGATTTAGATACTTCATCAAGTGGGTATGTAATTTGATTTACAGTATGTTTTTTTACATACTCTTCTAACTTGTCAATTCTTTTTTCCAATTCTTTTATATAGTCTTCATTCATGTTTTTGAAAGATTAGTCCAAGTAGTGGTCGACCTTTGCATATTATTCCAACCGATATCAGTCAGATTAAATTCAGATAATGATAATGACTCTGATGTTGAAATAACAGATGTTCTTAACATGGAAATAACGTCACTTGATAACAACGTATCTGATAACAAAATAGGCATGAGAGAAACACCAGTACCACTATTGTAAAGAGTTGTAACTTCCCCGCTAGTTATTGCTCTACTCCAAATTGCTACCTCATCAATTTGGCCATCAAAGTTTTTACCACCACTTCTATCAGCACCAATACTTCTTCGGCCAGTATAAGAAACAGGAGAACCAAGAGCGCTAGAAGTAGCATCTAAACTACCATTTACATATATCGAAGCAATTTGCCCAGAAAAAGACACGACAACATGTTTCCATGAATTATCATTTACTGTCGTATTTCCATATGTCCATGAGTTTCTAAATATGCTTAGTTTTCCACTTGCGCCACCAGCATCACCAATAGATATTCCATAACCATCAGTTCCATCACCCATAAAACTTAAAGCGCGAACAACATTACTTGATGTCTTAAACCATATTGATATTGAAAGGTCACCAGTTATATCTAATCCAGTTTGTGAAGCATTCTCTATATACATATATTTTGTACCAGAACTAGCGGTTGTTATACCATTTCTAATCTTTGCAGAAGAGTACGTTACAGTATTATTATTTGTTAACGTGTTTCCACTGACAGTATCGCTAGCATTTCCACTAGATTCATCGAATGACCAGTATGATACTAAATTAGTGTAAATAGACATTATGAGAATATTACTTTATAAGTAGCCACCACATTGATTCCACTTGTAACAGGCAACGAAGTTGTTAGCTTTCTTCCCAACATGACACCACCAGAAGAAGCATTAAATATACCAATTTCCTCAACTGTTTTTGTTCCGCTTGCGGTCCATGTGTAATCAAGCTGTAATGTATCGTTTGTTTGTGTTGTTGTACTTCTTGTCACGGTCGCAGCATGCCTTGCTAGTCCACTGTCTGTAATTTCTGCTTGTAGTGTTGTATGTGAAGCCGATGTTGCCGTATTAGAAGTACCAAGAGCTAAATAAGTAAATGCTGTTTGTGAACCAGTATTACCCACAAGACCAGAAATTGCCGCTAGTGACGCATTAGTTATTTGATTTTGCTTAAATCCAGTATCTGACAAGATATTTCCATTTGAATCTTTTAATTGTATTCTTACAAAACCTTTAATTCCTATATTTGACATAATATTATCTCCAGTTAACTTTATTATTAAACGCTCTCAAATTTCTATGTTCATCTTTATTCCTTGTAAGGTAAAAATCTTGAATATCATCAGTCCATAGTGATATTTCCTTCAGAATGTCATCTTTCTGTGACAACCTCTGTGAAAAAGCATGGAAATATGATGCCCACAATGGAACTAATCTATGAAAGACAGAGGCGAAGCCAGGCTCTTTTGTTGTATCGGTAGTTAAAAAATATGATACACCTCTTTGGAAATAAACTCTTAATCCACTACTTACACTTGTGGCAGGTGTGGGATATAAGAATATGGAGTTTGCTACCTTATCATAGAATTGTGGAACTCCTGATGTGCTTTGAAAACTAGAAAGAGCAGTTTGTATATCTGATTGATCTATTGGTAACAATCTAGTTTCTTTTCCATTACTATCAATAGTTTCAATCCTCCAAATATTTAGATGTGTGGTGTTAAACTGGTAGTCTTTTTGTCCAGCTACTATGTTGGTTGTCGAGATAGGGTAATCAGTTTGATTATTATCGTCCCACTGCCAACGTCCATCAGCTTGAATAATAGAGGGCAGTATCTTATCAAGAGCTTGATTAGAATATCTGGTAAATGTTTGTAAAAGTTCTGAATTGCCAGAGATTGAACCATAATTACTTGCGTAAAGTATTGACTCACATTCTTGTATAATTCCTTGTTTATTAGTTGTGTCGTTGAATTGCATATACTAAAAATAACACAATTATTCAATTGATAGGTTCATTAACACCACAAAATATTCAAAAATGGCTTATTTTCTTACTGCAATAGCATCTTGTTCACCGTTTCATTTATATTAGAATTACTGTATTGCCAATTTTCTTTTACAAAATTATAGGCATTTATTCCAAGCCTCTCTCTTTTATCTTTATTTGTTATTAGTTCATCAAGCATTCTAAACCAATCCTTTGGTCTTGCTAGCATTCCTGTTTCATTATGAATGATAGTCTGCTTACCATTTATATCCATAAAATATGGATAAACTCTTGAGGCTATGACGGGTATCTTATACATAGAATATTCTAACCATTTTATATGAGACTTAGAACGAGTAAAAGGTGTGTCTACAAGCGGGGCTATTCCTATATCCCATTTTTGCTTAGATAACCATTCAGGATATTCTTTGAATGTTTCTGTCGCTCCAACTAAGTCCATTCTATCCATAATATTCATGGGAATACCAGCAAATACTCTGTTTATATCATTTTTTCCGACTACACCTAAAAGTTGAAATCTGACATTTTGATGTTTTTTCATTATTTCTACCATTGTAGGTAAAACCATTCTCAAATCATCATGGTGCGAGTTAGAACCTGTATAACCTATCAAAATATCTTTAGACTTCTGTTCTGGTATAAAGTTCCAGTCTTTTATATCATTAAAGTTTGGTATTATTTGTATATTCTTCTCTATGCCGTGGACATCTTTGAAATGCTGAAAAAATCTGTCCCTCAATGGCTCAGTGGTAGTGGTGATAATATCAGCCAAAGACATTATAGTTGATAATATAGCTCTATCTTTCTTTGTTTTCTTAAACCTATCATATAATAGATTGCTTTCTGGTATATCCAAATAGTTATCATCACAATCAATGACAACTTTCTTGCCGTATTTCTGTGCCGTGTATAACATGGCAACACCCGCTGTTTCATCTGAAAAGTAATTAGTCCAAAATACATCATACTGCTTAAAAATGTTTTCCCATTGTTCTTCTAAAGTATTACCAAAGTGTAAAATCTCTTTACCTATTACTCGGACTTCATGGTCTTTAATTTGTTCTGCTACTTTTACAATTCTATAATAGCCTATACCACCATAAGTATTCTCTCTTTTCCTCCTGTCATTATGATTATAGTCGGCAAACGCCATTAAAATTTTCATTCTAGTCTTGATGTTAAGTGACTAAATATTTCTAAAAAGTCGTTAATGATTGCATGGTCTATTGATATAGATTTTGTCTCTTTATCAATGAATTTTACTCGTATACCGACTTTGTCTACTGCGTACATAAAAGAAATTTGGTCTCTTACTGAATGCCTACAATGTTCTGCCCACCAAGCATTATTTAGTTGTTCTACTTTATCTGTATGTCTTCTTAGTATTAAACCGCACTCTCCAAGTCCCTTATGCTTTGCGTACCCATAATCTTCGTATGTTTTTGCCTGTTCTATTATTGTCTCTGCGTTATCTAATCCATGCTTAGCACAAACCATAGCCTCATCATATATACAATCTCTTGTTGGGTGCTTAAATACAGCAATGTCGTGGTCTTTTAAGTATCTATCAATGAGTATTTGTGGGTCTATATTAAGCTTTATATTACCATCTATGTAAACTGAATATTCTGTATCAATAAATTGGTGAGCCAGTATTTTTTGTATTCGTGAGTTCCTTCTGTCACTTTTGAACCTATCATATGTCTTCTTAGTCTTCCAACGTGTACTTTGTCCATCATAAAAAGCTATAAAATCATGCTCACATTTTACTTGTTCTTCAATTAAATTATCCTTAGAACCTGTTATACATGTATAGACTGTTATATTAGACATAAATTATTTTGTTTTCTTTTAAGAATCTAAGCCCCTCTTCTTCTCTTTCAGTATTAGCTCCATGAGTAAGTGAAATATAACCCCTCTCGCCTTCAATAACATACGCAGAAACTCTATATGACGGTGATAACATGGCAATACTAAGTTTGTGTTCTTCTATTAGCTTGTTCAATGGAGTTGTTATATTATTCCAATCATACAATTCAATCAAATCGTCTTTTGATGTTTCGATACCGGTTCTATCTAATGAAACGGTTGATAAATCAAACTTACCGCCCATCAAGTCTAAGACTTTCTTTTTAAAGAACTCAAATGAACCTCTAATTGATCCAAAAGGCATACCTGCAGAATTAGTAAGTATATCCCATTTATCAAAAGACTCATCTTTTATGATTGCTGTAAAAATCTCATTGTTTAATATTAAATTATCATCATGAGTAAACAAAAATAAGTCATATTTGGTATAATCGTTCTTATCTAACCACTGATTAGAATTACCCCAATCTCCAACTGTATTAGGTTCTAATGAATAATTCCACCCCAAAAGCTCAAGTTCTTTAACTGTTGCAATTTTATTATACAAAATTCTATCAAGTTTACCTCTTGTATCATCATTAAAAACATGTCCAGCCTTATCACTTTCTGCTTTTTCAGGACTTCTATGAGCTATGCAGAAATAATCAGCTTTCCAGCTTTTTGGCAATTTCTGTTTAACCATTCTTTCGTAGAACGAAAGAGGGAAATGCCAACCCGAAGCTACTATTGCTATTTTTTTCATTTTATTATTGAAATTGATGGAAACTTATAATTAAGTATATCATAATCTAAACCACTACTACAAATAGGAACTTTATCAAATTTTCTCATCCATTCTACATTATCTCTTTCATATGTACCGCCTTCAAAGACAATATTTCCGCCAAATGGTTTTACCATATCAACTGCTTTTGAAAGTTTGTCGCCATCGTTTGAAATATCTATGTGCATTAAATCATAATTAAATGGCTTCCATGTTTCTATATCACCATATAGAAGCTCTACATAGTCTTGTAAACCATATTTTTGGATATTGTTATATGCCTCTGACATTGTAGAATGCTTAAATTGATATTTTCCCCATAAATCATATCCATAAATCTTACCTTCGCCTAGTTCTTCAAGAGCCATTGCCATAGCGACAATAGAATAACCATTCAAAACACCAAATTCTACAATAGTTTTTGGTTTTAAGTCTAGGACAAGCTCATATAATGTCTTGCCTATATCGTTTTCTTTATATGAACTTTCTATATCAGGATTTTCGTATTTCATCTCTTAAATTAAAATAAGGGAAACAATTTATTATGCTTGATTTTTAGACGTATTTTCATATTGTTGTAGAAATTTTCCTATCTTATGTGCCTGTCTCTTTGTTACCTTATGATGTAATGGCACAAAAAAATACTTATCGTATACTTTATCCATTTTCGGATATGGTCCTCCTCCAACAACTTGCAAATGGTCCATAACCGCCTTACTAGTCTTTCCAAACAATGTATATTTATCATTTCTATAGTGATGTTGTCCAGTCTCAAAAGAAAATCCACCCCAATGTTGTCTGAAATCTATAGAACTATATTTTAATGATATTACATCTCCTCTTTTAAGAAATCCGCCCGCTAACCATATATGCGCAAACAATCCATAAGATTTATATATCTCTCCAATCATCTTTCTGTGGGCAATAATTTTATCTATATTCTTTAGATTTCCTAATCCTATAGCAGCAGCAATATTATTCATATGATACTTATACCCCGCCTCAATTAAGTCCGTGTCACCTTCTTTTTGTTTTTTCTCTCTATCATAACCAAACCAGCGTAATCTTCTAGCCTTTTCATAATCTTCTTGCTTTTTACAGATGAGAAAGCCACCATCTCCCGACGTAAGGGTTTTGATTGCTTGTAATGAAACGCAACTGAAATCAGCTTTTCCCCAATTATCGCTACCAACTGCCTGAGCGGCATCTTCAATAATTGTGATACCTTTCTGTCGTCCAATATCAAGTATCTCGTCAAGCCCCCTATTGTTACCACCGAAATGAACGAATACAATTGCTTTTGTTCGTTCTGTAATTTTTCTTTTAACATCATCTACGTTTATATTAAGGTCGGCGTCAATATCTGCAAAGATTATTTTCGCCTTCCGTCTTTTTAATGGAATATTAGTAGCAGTACAAGTAAGAACAGTAGTAATAACTTCATCATTTTCTCTGATGTCAGCAAGCTCGTAAGCGAGTTCAAGTGCAGAAGTTCCACTATTGACAGCAACAACATTACGCAAATTAAATTTTTTACTAAATTCATATTCAAATTGTTTTACCCATTTACCCTCTGCTAATTGGTCACTTAAAAGAACACGCACAACATTAAATATTGCACGCCAAGAAACATATGGTTTAAATAATTTTAATGTCTTGCCCATAAAAAAGAATTTCTTTATAGACCAAACCATATACCACACTGGATAACGACCTATATATTTTCTATAAATTTTATCCATTTTTAATCCTGTTTCTTAATTCACTTGATGAATAATTATGGCTTCGACTATTATAGTATACTTCAATAGGTAATTCATGTCCCGTAAATTGTCTACCTCTCCAATCCTCACCTATTATTCTAATATCTGGTTTAATAGTCTTCAGCATTTTTACTAAATCAGCCTCAGTTTTATAACTCCATATCTCATCAACATATTTACAAGATTTTAGTTGTATATATCTTTCTTCTACTGTCTGAATAGGTTTATGTTTATAATCACGTTCTATGCTCGGGTCTATATGAAGTCCTACTATTAAATAATCACATTGTTTTTTTGCTTCTTCTAACATTAAACAATGACCCGCATGAAGTAAGTCAAATGCACCACATGTAAAACCTCTTTTTATAGCCATATTGGATGTTCGAATGTCCATTTAATATATTTTTCTAATGACGTATCAAAATCTAGTGGAGCTTTCCATCCTCTTTCTCTCAATTTAGTCCCATCTAATCCATATCTTCTATCATGGCCAGGGCGTGTAGCATGAAAGTCTGTAAATTTGTATTTCAATTCCTCACCAAGAATATTAGCTATCTTCTGTACAACTTGTAAGTTATTAAGCTCTATATCTCCAACTATATTAAGACGTTCTGGTAAGATATCGACACTCTCTGTATACTTTATCGGATCGACATTTTTAAGTATAAAAACAATAGCATCAGCCATATTCCTAGCATGTAGATAAAATCTCGACCCAATTTTATCTGGCGTTCCATGAACAGTTATGGCCTCACCCCTTGAAATCTGTCTGATTGCTTTAGCGATATACTTTTCTGGGTCTTGTGTCTCACCAAACAAGTTCATTGTATTGGTTATGATAAGCGGTATATCATAAGTCCTCCAATAACTTATTGCAATTGCCTCTTGTGATGCCTTTGATGCTGAATAAGGATTACTTGGAATGATAGATGACCACTCTTTATGGTTTATACCTTCTGGTGCAACGCCATAAACTTCATCTGTTGAGAATTGTATAAACTTCTTCGGCTTGTATTCTCTTGCAAACTCTAATATGTTCAAGACTAAGTCAACATTATTCTTAACAAATGGCACTGGGTCTGTAATAGACCTATCAACGTGAGACTCAGAAGCTACGTTTATTATGTAATCACACATTCCTATTCGTTTTTTTGTTCTTTCTGGTATAGGAGAAACAAGGTCATGCGTTATTATCTCTACTCTTTCACTCCATAGAGGATTACCACTCAAAACCTCCTCAACTCTTTCAGGTGTTCCTTGATGTTTCCACGAAGCAATACCAACAATATTCCAATCTGTGTTGACTAAAATATGTTCTAGTATATGACTTCCTGCGAAACCACTTATGCCTGTTAATAGTATTTTCATTTTTTTATAGCTTTAAATGACTCTTGAGCGTTAGTAATGAGTACTGGTTTTAATTCTTTGATACTTTGTTGATAATCTTCATTTTTATCAATAACTATATACGCTCCATATCGATTCTTTTTATATTCAAAGTACCAACCATAATTAAGACCTACAAGACAAATATGTGTATTTGGATATCCTTTAATCTTTACTATTTCATGGTCCATCTTAACCAAAAAATATTTCACGCCCTTCGGGGGTTTTGATAAATTCTAAAACCTTTTTAGTCTTATCTAATGCCTCTTGTCTTGAATTATGTCTTGCACTCATTCCATTAGGAAATTCGTAACGATAGTTATTATCTGGTTCGTCTTTAATCTCCTGTGAAGGTATGGGACATATATCACGACCGTCTAGTTTTATGTTAGACAAGCCTATTCTATTCTCATTTGGTACTACCTCTAAACGCTCATCAAGACTTTTTAGCTCGAGAGCAAATTCACTTGTTTTCATTTGTTAAATTTTCATAAGTTGATAAAGCATTTTCAATAAGAAGAAAGGTAGCAGCTGTTATGTCGGCCACTTTCCTTGATTTTATTTTTACTTTTTGTCCATAAGTTTTACCCTTAAGAGTAAATGTGTAGCCTAAAAACCCATTATTAAACAATATATCTATTTCTATTCCCTTAAGTGTAAAAGTATTTATTTTTGTCATATGATTGCTTTCTCATTGCCTCGGCCACCTTGTATGAGAAGTGATGGCCGAGAAACAATCTTGTAATTTATTATACCAAGATACATTACTAAGTCAACTATCCCGCACTGTAACCATCTGTTGCACCTGTCTTTAGGTTTATCAACCAAGTTGAGTTCAATGTCTTAACAGCAAAAGGCATTTTCCAACCTACTGTTGAGAATTGATCCAATGGGTTAGAAGTTGAGTTAGGGCCTGGATTTTTGACGTAAATTTTTGGTGCTGTAATAGAACCAAGATTTATGACTCCATAGGCATTTTGACCAAAGAAGAAGTTAGAGTAAACATTTGCGACGTTACTTGCAGAAGTAGAGAAACCACCTGTCAATACATAGTGTTGGTTGTTTGTTTCTACAAATTCAACTCCGTGAAGTTTACCTACTACACCTCTCTCGATTGCATCTGAAGTGGTATATCTGTGAGCATCAAGCCATTCACTATTTCCCATAAGGTCCATAGCTGTTGAAGGGCCAATAATACCTCTGAATAGACCACCATCAAACTTACGAGCGCGGTTATTCTTCAAATCACGAACAACACGTCTTATTTCAAGACCTGTAAGAGTATCAGATGTGTGAATAGTTGATACAGCTGTTGTTGAACCTGCTGCACCTCCTGTTGATGTTGAAACCAACTTGTTTGTTGCACCTGATACCAATTCGGCTCTAATAAGTTGGTCAATTGATTCACCAGCATTCTGACCATGAACAGATACATGTTCAGCAAGACCTACTTCAATTGATGTCATTGAATAGAGCGAGCCTACTGTTGTATATGTACCGTAATCAGCGAGAGCAGCAGAAATTGTAGAAGCTGTCATATCAACTGCTGATGGGTTACTTGCTTCTGACAATGCTGTTGTAATAATTGCCAAAGGTGTAAAACGTGTGAAATACACAGTTTTACCTGAGTTCATAGGTACATTTCGTACCTGCGCTCCGAAATCATGTCGAAGCTCATATTTTGCACGCTCAAGGAAAAGTCTATCGTAATAGATTTGCATTGGGGCTGTTAAGCCTGGGTTGCTTCCTTGGGCGGCCGTAGTTGTGGCCATAGTATTTTATCAGTTATTTGCAAAGGGTAGTATCTTTTCGAGTTCTTTAGTACTCATTTTACTAAGTTGTTCTTGAGTATACTTTCTTTCAACTTCTGATAGTGCAGAAGAATCTGGTATTTTAGCAGCATTTTCTTCTGCTATTCTCTGTTCCTTTTTAGTTTTTATTGCTATAGAAACAAGAGAAGAAGGATTTTGAAGTTCTTTTCTACCACCATTTCTGATGATGAAATCGACTTCATCTTCAGCATAACCATCAAGCCTTAGGTTAAGTTCCTCCCTAGTAAAATTTCTTTCATCACTCTTAGAAACATCCTTTGTTTCTTGTAATTTAGGTGTCTCAGCAGTTGCGTATTTAGCTTTAAGCTCTTTAGCTTCTGCCTCGGCTTTCTTAGCTCGCTCATATAACTTTTTATTAAGTTCTGCAAGCTTTGTAGCGTCTACCTCTGGCGCTCCCATGTTATCGACTTGGTTGTCGTCCTGTGTTGTAGTATCAGGCAATACATTTGTTGTGTCATTTTCCATATAAGCTATGGTTAATCGGTTTAAAGAGTTTTCCTTCTCATGGATTATGCTTTTTATAGAGGTTGCTATATCCTAATGCCCTCAAATAATTAAAGAACAATCTTACCTGTTGCTTGGTCTTTTACCGCATATTCGACTCTTCCATCACCCATTGTGGGTGAATTGTCTATAACAGGATTATCGACATCTTGGTCGAGTTCATTTATCTCCCTATTATATGCGTCACTCATTCCTTTGTATGGTTCCATATTATTGATATTGATTACCTGCTAAAGGTGGAACGTCTTGACTAACATTTGGATAACACCACTTTGCGCTTCTATCTTCTTCAGAGGCCGTTATGTTTATCTGTGACTCACTATTTGTCATATCAGCTGTCTTTGTACTAATGATAGTTGTATCACCAGCAAATACTGGCTGACCAACTACTCCACTTGTACTCTTTGTTTCTAAATTTGTTTTTTGTATCATAATAATTATTTATCTTGATATTGTTTTACCGTACTTTGGTTTATTTTTTACATCACTCATCAATTTTTCCATTGATGGTGTGTGCATGTATTGTCCAGGTACTTTTATACTTTCATGTGTTTTCTTGCTTGGGTTTAAATGTTGTCCGTGTTTCATTTGAATGTTGTTTTGTTATCGGATTGTCTTTGTATCAATCCACTGTCTAATAAAAACTTACTTAATTGCTCATTAGCCATTCTTCTGCCTATAACCTCAGCCTTAATTGTTTCAGCCGACTGAGTAATATCAATTGTTGTCATATCTAATAATGGTTCAATATAACTCAATATGATTTTTTCAACCTCTCTCCAGTCTGGGTCTCTAACGAATTTATTTTTAAGGTTCTCGTTCATTGTGGTTCACCGAATGTCTCGGTATCTGCCTCTTTCTTAGGCGCTAACGGCATTTGCTTGGATTTGTCCTGCGTTTTGTATTGCAGGGAATTGCTGTCCTTTGTTTTGTCCATTTTGAGGTAGTTGATTAGCTAATAAGTTCGACCTTTGTTTAGCGTTATTGTCTGCTAAATCTAGCTCAGCCGTATTCACTCCTAACGCTTCACAATATTTGTTAAATAACACCATCACTCTCGGGTCTTCCAATCCATATCGTTGTATAAGTGGTGTCATTACTACTTGGACATTCTGTGCAACCGTTGCTGGGTCAATCTGTTCGTTAGCAATGTTAAAGTCATATTCAAACTCCAAGTTGTTATAGTAGTTTTGCTTTATCTTAACAAACCTATTTTGTCCATATGTCTTAAAGTGTTTGATAGCTTCCTGTTTTGCTTTTTCCTGTTCTTCTAATGTAGTTACCTTCTTATTCTTTAGAGCATTATTAAGAATGACATCGTTAGCATATATATCCGCTGCGGCTTCATCAAGTTTAGCCAAATCTTCAACTGTGCCAGTAAATCTCATAATATGTTCTTGCGACAAATCTTTTAACAGATTACTAGCGACAAAGTCATTAAAGAAGTCCCTCAATGAGTTAGTAAAGTTTTCACGTTTGAATGCGTAGACTGAAGTTGCTTGTTGGTTTGCTAATAGAGCGTTAGTAGCAGGTGTTGTCGCTGGCAATGCTTCCCCTCTAACAGCTTCATAAGCAAATGATAATCGTTCTGCTTGAGCTATATAACTCTTTTCTTCATCATCAAAGGCTGGCAGATTTCTTTCTTCATTTTGGACAGGCTTTAAGTCGCTTCTGGTCGTTATAATATCACCACTCACAAGGTCTGTTAGAGCATTTTTCATGATCAACTTGTCTTGTGTTTGGAACAAATGTAATGATGAAAGTTCCATAGCAATTCTTTTCTGATTTTTCAACTCGTTTATTCTCTCTTGAATATCATAAAGTATCTCAACTATTCCAAGTCCTTGCCAACGACCTCTTATCTTATTGTAATGGAAATCCTGAAATGGCCAATCTTTATACCAACGTGACTTAAATAGTACAACTCCTTGTTCTTCAAGGACTACTGTTCCATCATCTGACTTCCTATTATAATCGACACCAGCACATATAAATAAAGCCTTAACTAATTTATCAGATTTGCTTTTTTCATCTATCCACCATTCAGGAACTTCACCATATCTTTTATATACCTTAACGTATGGTGTTGAACGTATAAGGTTTAAAGAGCCTCTCTTATCTTCATATGTATCAGGAGCTTCAGTCTGCGAGAATAATCCTATAGCTCTTTCAACATTATTCCAGCCCGTCTCCCTTAATTCAGTAGGCGTCATGTAGTGAATAGTATCTATAAACCTAGACTTTTTTATTGATTCTACAGTTTGGTCAATAATAAGTCTTCTTATATCAACAAGATTAGCGCCATCTGGTGTTTTTTCTACTACAACTGAGCCAAACTTTGGTAATTCGTCAGCTATTTGATTTAATATATTTCCAAACTTATTCTTTTTTAACCATTGCACTAATTCTTTTTCAAGTAAAAATGTGCCAAACTTACTCTTTTCATTTAATGGTTGTAGTCTTATGTGTTTAGTATCTACGTTGAGGTTTTTAGTTGCCACCTCACAAGGGTAAGTAGTTATATTAAAAAATAGTTTATCTCTATTGTGATATTTACTTGCGTCTTCATATTTTGAGTTCAAATAAAGATGAGTTCTTTTTATATTAAGATATTGATTAAAAGGATATCCTTGCACAACTTGTATGAACTGATACATAAAATCATTTCTTTCCAATCTTATTTGTGAAAAGATATTCTTCTCCATGTATCCTATATTACTCTATATGTCAAATATTTCTTTTATTTCACCTCATTTAATTAAATAATGGCTTATTATATAATTATATTACTCTTAGTAGTTCCATATTCTCTAAACTGTCTTGTTAGCTCATTTATAACTTTTTGTTCTAAGTCACCAAATATTTCAGTATTAACACTTGTTACACCTTTTTTAACAAATGGGTTTACTTTATTAAACATTTCAGTTTTTAATATCCACCTGTCAATCGTGGACCAGCTTGCTGGCCTTCCTGTCTTTAGTTTGAAATATTCACATAATTCAGTAACGGTATATTCTAACATCTTGTGTCTTCTCCATAAATCTAACCAAAAGCCTCTTGGAACATTTTGTTCCCTAGAAAATCTAACATCAGGCTCGATTGTAAAAAGTTTAGTGTTTACTTTTATTATCATTTAAAAGAATTTGAATTATTACGATTATTATAAATTTGTGCTTCCAATTCGTAATCTGGTCTTAATGGTTGATTAACACCATATACAGCCAAAGCCATTGAAAAGACTCTATCGTCATGTAATCCTTCTGGTACTTTTACTTTTATCTTTCCATTTTCAGTCACTTCATATCTAAATGATTCTAATTCTGCAATAAGTCCTTCATCGTTTGGTATTCTTATTTTATTTTGTTCCATCAATATTGCAAGATTATTAAGTAAATTCATTCTAGTTGTTTCAGTAAACTTGAAACCTTCCATGTCTTGTCCCCATATTCTTAATCCTCGTTCTTTTAGGTCTGATACAATCGGATCACCTACACCCGTTGAGTCTGGTATTATCAAAGCATTACCAAATCTTCTGGCGCACGCCTCAATCTTAGCTTTCTGTAGGTTCCAATCTACTTGGTTAAATCTTTCTTGTGGGTATACGATGAAGTTATTGAGGTTAAATGGCGTTAAAACTGTCCAATCTTGATATTTTGCCAAATCAACTCCAAGCTGAAAGTCTCCCCATTCTGGTAGTTGTTTGTTCATATCATACAAACAACTCTTTATCCTTTTGAAGAATTGTCCTGCACCTTCTACGAATGAACACATATATTCCTGTTCATATAATGCTTGAGGAGTATTTCTTCTTATCTCTTCTAATTCTTCATTTGTAAAAACTCCTGTATCCTGTACTGTTTGAATAGTAATACCCCATTCACTGGGGTTATCTTTAGCCATTTGTATTAGCTTCCATGAATGATTTTTACCTTTTGGAGTAAAGATAAATGTAGCCGTACCTTTATTTTCTCTTAATATTGGTTGTATGATAGCTGTCCACATCTCCTCACTCATCTCAGAATACTCATCAAATACAACATCTATAGGGTTTATACCCCTGTGTTTGTCTATATCTTCACACCCAGCAAATCTTTGAATACTTCCATTACGATAATATATAGCCAATTCACTATCATTCTTCTTTAGTATTACTTCTTTAGGAATATGCTCTGAAACTAGATAATCCCAGCATACTGACTTTGCTTGTTTATATGTTGGTAGAAAATAATAATATATACCTTTTGTGCTTAAAGCTCTTGAAATTTGTTGGTTTAATGCTGTCTTTGATTTGCCTGCTCTACGATGCATTACTGCTATCTTGAATCTCTGTGGCATTTGCAACAACTTCATCTGATAACTTCTCGGTTGAAATTGGTATGGGATTGTTAATTTGTCCATAATTTTTTATTTCTATTGTAAGAGGATTTTCGTTACTTCCTTCTAGTTTTGTTGCCGGCGCACCTTCTGCCATTTTCCATACCAATTCTTCTGGTAAAGCTTCTAAGAATTTTATCTTTTCTTCTGGAGGTAATCTTTCAAGATATTCTCTAGCAAAGGTCTTTAATGTCTTACTTCCTTTTGGTCTTCCGCCTGGATTTCCTGATTGTCCTTTTACAAATTGATAGCCACGGATATAATCGTATTTCTGTTTTTTAGGCTGTTCTTGAGGAGTTTGATTATTATTATCCATATGGGTTTATTATCGCACACTTAGTTTTATATTGTCAATGATTTTTGATATTGAATACACTTTATATCTTTATTCATAGTATGTATTATAGCACATAAAAAGTTATCCACACCTTATACTTTACATAACGAGACGTATCGTATATACTACTATCAGTGGTACATTGAAAACAGAATAGGGGTAAATAAAATAGGATACTCGCAAGGTGTCCTAGAGAAAGTAAGCCCCTATTTAGTTTCCAGTGTATAACTGGCAAAAGAATACCCAATTATTAGTTAACAAACAATTATGAAAAAAGTAGTAAAAATATTTCTAGCTTATATAGCAATATTATTAATTATTATTACAATTTCAGTATGGACCGACATTATAGCTCCTTGTCTAATCGGTCTTATATTTTATTGTCTATTATATTATCTATTAAAAGACTATGATGTAATAAAATAACATGAAAAAAACAAAAATATTTTATGGTAACCAGCATGTTGATAGTATGTATTGTGGTAAAACTAGACTTGATGTTATAAGGTTTTGGATTAAACGATTAGTATGGCGTTCTATGTGTACTATGGCATTACTTTCAGTTATAGGTTGGTCAATGTATTTCGGATCAGCGTATATCCCAAGAACTGTGTATGCAGATAGAGAGGTGATTAAAGAAGTTGAAGTCAAAGCTCCTGTTATGGAGAGAATAGCTAAATGTGAAAGTGGTGGTAAACACTTTGCACCAAGCGGACAGGTTATAGTTAACGTAAATAATAACAAAACCTATGATATAGGCAAGTATCAAATCAATTCAATTTGGAACAAGAAAGCTACTGAATTAGGTTATAACCTTTACATCGAAAAGGATAATGAGGCATTTGCAATGTGGTTGTATCGTAACTATGGCAGCGAGCCGTGGTCAGCTAGTAAGGCAAACTGTTGGAATAAGTAATCAATTTCGCCGATAACTTAATCCCGTAAATCACGGGATTTTGTTTTTATAAAAGCTATCAACAGTTGACAAATAAATTATGACTTTGCTATAATGTATTTATCGTAATCTCGAAACGGGGGATTGTGAACAGAATAAGCCGCCTCTCCGTTTCAGGGGTGGCGTATTTTGTTAAGTACATTTAAAACAGACTGGAAGCGTTCAAGTTGTCTTCCATAAAAAAACACAAACTTGAAACATTGTGTATAAATAAATACTAGAGGGTAGCGTTTACCTTTCGTCCTCTAGCCGAATTTATACATAATGAATTGAAGTTATTACAGTAGTTAAATCTTTTATCTAACCAATATAAGCAAAAGTGAGAAACACTCTACTAGTACACTGACTTGTCTGTTTTCTTATAAACTAACCCTCACCGTATGGGATTCGGTAAAAAGGGAGGTTTGTAACTAAAAGTTATCCACAGGTATTTTAGATGTAACTATTTTATAATGTATGTATGAATAAAATATTTCATGGAGATTGTTTAGAAGTATTAAAAACCTTACCAGAAAATAGTATTGATAGTATTGTAACTGACCCACCATACGAACTGGGATTTATGGGAAAGTCTTGGGATTCTACAGGAATTGCTAACAATGTAGAAATGTGGAAAGAGTGTCTGAGAGTTTTAAAGCCAGGCGGACACTTACTTTCATTTGGCGGAACAAGAACTTATCACAGAATGGCAAGTGCTATTGAAGACGCAGG